CACAACATATGGAAGACCACGGGTTTACTACATTTGCCTTGGCAATGACAGAAGAGCTAAAAGATTATGATAATCCTATACAGTCTTATCGCAATTTTTATATGCTCGACAAAGCTACGTTCGCGGAGTGGAAACATAGAGAAAAGCCACATTGGTGGGACGAAGAACTAGCCGACTATAATAACAGAATAAGCAGGAGCTAAAATGACAGTACGACTTATATCATCATCACACGATAATCTGATTGAAGAGATCGCTATGATGGCTAGAGTATCGAACCCTAGTAACCAAAATAACAGTAAGACTTCGGAGAAGTTAGTAAAGTATCTAATCAAACATAAGCACTGGAGTCCGTTTGAAATGGTATCTCTTACGCTAGAGATTGATACTACTCGAGACATTGCACATCAAATTGTGCGTCATCGTAGTTTTGCTTTTCAGGAGTTTAGTCAGCGTTACGCCGACCCTGCGGCGATGGGTTTTCCGTATGAATTACGAGAAACTCGTTTGCAAGATGAAACCAATCGCCAGAATAGTGTAGAAACTGATGATGAACTTCTAAACAAGCACTGGATTCAACAGCAGAAGCGTGTTATGGATGTAGCAGATGGAGTATACAAGTGGGCAATTGGAGTAGGTATTGCAAAGGAACAAGCTCGAGCAGTGCTTCCAGAAGGACTGACAAAGAGTAGACTTTATATGGCGGGTACACTACGATCATGGATACATTACGTTGATGTGCGTACAACCCCAGGAACTCAGAAAGAACACTTGGAAATTGCTCGACAGTGTGGGCAGATTATTGAGCCGTTCTTTCCGATGATGAAGGACTTTATACATGACTAATCCATTGGATAAGCAAGAAGGCGGCTCACACTACGATCTGCCTATTCAACCACTGGAGTATATCCATGCAAACCAGCTAGGGTATATCGAAGGTAACATTATTAAGTATGCAACTCGGCATCGAAATAAGAACGGTGCAGAGGACATAAAAAAGATTATACACTATTGCGAATTATTACTGGAGCTAGAATATGCGGAAGAATGTGAAGAAGAAGGATTACGAGAATCTGACAGCGACAAACATCGAGAAAGTCAAAGCATTACTCAACCCTGGCTCCGCTAGTGAAAAGCCTATAACTAAAAAGCAAGCGTGTGATATCCTTAACATAGCCTACAACACTGCTCGGCTACAGAAGATTATTGAGGACTACGATGAAAGAAAAGAGTATACCAAAAAGCGTAAGGCGGGTCTGCGAGGTCGTCCGGCAATGCGGGAAGAAATCGCTGAGGCGTGTGAAAGCTACCTCATGGGAGATACTATTAGCAGCATCTCAAAGGCACTCTTCAGAAGTCCTTCGTTCGTACGAGCAATACTTGAAAGAGTTGGAGTCCCACAAAGACCCTCAGGAAAAGAAGAAAGAGTAGGCTCTCATTACTATCCGGATGAGTGTTTATCTGACGATTATGCTGACGGTGAGATCGCTTGGTCTGCAACATATCATGCGGCTGTAGTAGTGAAAGGACGACTTACCAAAGAATACATAGACGCAAGAAAAGGTCTTGCATTTGTAGACTATGAGAGTAAGTATGGATGCCCGTGCTATGCAATCTATGTTCGCCAGAAAGTAGACAGTGAGGATACTTATTTTTCAACCGTAACAGAGGGTGGCTTTAGTGCATATGCCCCAGCTTATGAGTTGTGTAAGCTAGAACATTTGCGTGAGTACGGGGTAAAAATTGAGAGGTTATAAAAAATATTTCTTGACAAGATGGTTATATTTTGACATAATATCTTTTCAAATTTAGCGAAGAAAGGAAACTAAAAGATGGAATTTTTAATTGGTTTAGTAGTTTTCGGTGTATGTACAGTAGTATTAGTCGGCTATTTAGCCGTAGTGGATACGCACCTTGGGCTATAGATTTTATATGCAACAACTTGAAGCAACAGGACAAGCGCCTGGACTTAAAAACACTAACAGAAGGAAACGAAGAATGGCTTGGGACGACGATAAAAAAGCACAAGCAGTAGCAATGTACGAAGAAGCAGAACCAACTCCAGAGACCAGCATGGAGATTGTGAAAGATATTGCAGAAGAATTAGACGAGTCACCTAACGGTGTTCGTATGATCTTAACAAAAGCTGGCGTTTATGTTAAGAAAACCCCTGCTGCTAAGTCTAGCGGCGGTACTACCACAGGAGGAGGCGGTACTCGTGTCTCTAAAGCAGCAGCAGCGGAAGCTCTTATTGCAGCTTTAGGTGATGCAGGCCAAGACGTTGATGAAGAGATTATCTCTAAGTTGACTGGTAAAGCCTCGCAATACTTTACTTCTATAATTACTAAAATTAACGAAGCGTAAGTACTTACCCTGCTAGATTCGTCTAGCGGGGTATTTTTGTATCTGTAGAAACCACCTTGCAGTAAGTAGATTCACAATAAAGATTGCTGAAATACTACCAAGGAGCTATAGTGAAAAAGCAAGAACTGGCACAATTAGTGCACAACTATGGAGATGCTGTTATTACTTATCGTAGCGAGCACTCTAAAAAACTAAAGTACAATGTTTGTACTTTGGACTTCTCGACTCCATACATACAGAAGAAGAAGAATAGGGCCAAGGAAACACAGGACACACTTCTCTTCTTTTGTTGGGACACGGATTCATATCGTTTACTCAGACCTGCAAACGTGTCTAGTGTAGTACCATTATCTTCTATTCTTAAGAATGAGAGGATATAATGGAACTTCATCAAGCCCCAGAAGCATATTCTCGCGTTATTCACTATGATAAAGTTAAGGAAGTACAGGTAAGACTTACTATTAATACTTTTAGAGGTGTTGAATATATTCATCTACGAAAGTATTATATGGACTTTGATGAAGAGTGGAAGCCTACTCCAGAAGGAGTTGCTATGCCACTCGACTTAACCAATTCTAGAGAGCTTTTTATAGGCTTGACAGAGATACTATCTTTGGCAGAATCAAAAGAGTTAATACAAGAACATTTTTCAGATTTGATAGAGGATCTGTATAAATAGTTCTTGACAATCTTCCTAAAGTTCCGTATAATATCTTTTCAAATTTAGGAAAAGTATATGCGAAAGTTTTTAGACAAGATGAGCGAGTTGTACTATGAGGGAACTCCTGCTATCTCTGATGCAGAGTTTGACCTCTTAGCTGAGAAGCATAACTATAACCAAGTGGGTTACGTTGTTACAGATGCGATTTCGCACGTGTATCAGATGTACTCCTTGCAGAAGTGTTTCGATATTACTAAAGCTCCTCTTGACGTAAACCTTTGCACAGTAAGTCCTAAATTAGATGGAGCCGCAGTCTCTCTGCTATATGTAGACGGCAACCTTGAACTCGCTCTCACTCGTGGAGACGGTATACAGGGTAGAGACATAACTGATAAAATGCGTATGCTAGTCCCTACGGAGATTAGAGATACTGGATTGATTCAGGTTACGGGGGAAGTTGTTGCCCCCAAGGAGATACCCAACGCACGTAACTATGCAGCGGGTGCTTTAGGTCTAAAAAGTTTAACTGAGTTCGCTACGCGGCCTCTAATCTTTGTAGCCTATGATGCACTCCCTCGACAAGCCTCTCACTATGAAGGGTCTATGACTGTTCTTAGAATGATGGGTTTACGAACTGTTACAAATTTCGATACTTCTAACTATCCAACGGATGGCTTAGTCTACCGATTGAAAAATTCAGTAGAATTTGAACGCTTAGGTTATACTTCTAAACACCCCCGAGGTGCTTTTGCTCTTAAAGAGCAGGCAGAGGGGGTGGAAACAACACTAATTGATGTAGTATGGCAACTCGGCAAGAGTGGTGTTGTTAGTCCAGTAGCGATCCTAGATCCTATTGAGATTGGCGGCGCAACTGTAGCTAGAGCCACCTTGCACAATATTGAGTATATACGGGACTTAAACCTAGAGATAGGATGCCGTGTATCTGTCATAAGGTCGGGGGAGATAATTCCCAGGATTATTGGACGTGTTGAAAAATAGTTCTTGACAGAAACCTTAAACTTCAGTATAATACTTATTCAATTTCAGAGGAATATCAATGACCAAAATCGAAGCCCCAATAAACTGCCCTAGCTGTAGTTCGGTGTTAGAAGAAGTCAATTATCTTCTGTATTGTAGAAATCCGCAATGCGGAGAAAAAGTTCTCAAACTCATCGAACACTTTGCCAAGAGTCTGAAGATCAAAGGTCTTGGGCCTGCAACAGTAGCCAAGCTAGATATTGTCTCCCTCGAGGAACTTTACTCTTTGACTTGTGACGAAATTGCAGATCAGATCGGATCTGAAGTACTTGCGGTAAAGTTAGTAGATGAATTGAGGCGTTCAAAAACTGCACCACTAAACGTATTATTACCGGCTTTCAGCATACCGCTGATAGGCAAGTCAGCCTCGGAAAAGCTTTCCAAAGTCTGCATTGATATTGAAGAAATAGACTACGAATTGTGCCGACAGGCAGGTCTTGGTGATAAGGCAGCGACCAATCTTTGTAAATGGATAGAAGAAGAATTCTATCAAGTGTCGCTACTACCGTTTAGTTTTAAGTTTGAGAAAACAACACAACCAACCACAACCCACGGCACGGTTTGTATTAGTGGTAAACTTACCAGTTACAAAACGAAAGCCGAGGCTCAACACAAACTTCAAGAGCTTGGTTATGTGGTCAAAACAAGTTTGACAAAAGATGTCACAATTTTGGTAAACGAAAGCGGTATAGAATCCGCTAAAACTAAGAAAGCCAGAGATGCTGGCGTTCAAATCATAACTAACCTTTTAGAATTTATTGGAGAATAAATATCATGGCACTACCTAAGTGGACTGACGAGCGTACTTCCGCTCTTACTGATTTTGTAGGTGATGAATCACCTGTATCTCAAGCAACTGTTGCGGAAGCAGCAGCTGAGCTTGAAACCTCTACCCGTTCTATCTCTAGCAAACTGCGAAAGATGGGTCACGACGTAGAACTGGCTTCTGCCAGTGCAACTCGAGCATTTTCTGATGCTCAAGAAGCAACCCTCTCTGCCTTTGTCTCTGACAATAGCGGCGAGTACACTTATGCAGAGATTGCTGGTCATTTTGAAGATGGCGCATTCTCTCCTAAGTCTATCCAAGGCAAGATTTTGTCTATGGAATTGACTGATCACGTTAAGCCTGCTCCTAAAGTTGAAGCTGTACGCACGTATAGCCCAGACGAAGAAGTAACTTTCGTTGAGATGGTTAACAACGGCGCTTTCGTTGAAGCTATTGCTGCTGAACTCGATCGCTCTGTAAACTCTGTACGTGGTAAAGCTCTTAGCTTGCTTCGTTCTGGAGACATTGACGCTATTCCTCGTCAAGAGACTACCAAAGGCGCTTCCAAGGAAGATCCCTTGGCCGAGTTGACCGACATTGGTAGCATGGGTGTTGAAGATATCGCTGAAGCGATTGGCAAAACTGCTCGTGGCGTCAAGACTATGCTGACTCGTCGTGGCCTTTCAGCCGCTGACTATGACGGCGCTGCTAAGAAAGAAAAAGCATCTGCTTAATCTGTCTTAGTTTTTAAAGGCAGGCTCTACGGGGTCTGCCTTCATCTTTAATTTCGGGGGAAATTTTTTTGAACATCGCAAGTGCGTTGATAAAGCAAGTGCTTACGCTCCAAGACTTTCAGACTTGGAGTGTTACGCATAAGCAATATTTGCCCACTGAGTATCATGGTCTTTATAAGATTATTGATAAGCATTGCGAAGACTTTCATAAAATGCCCACGATTGAAGACCTGAAGTTTGAGATTCGGGACTCAGGTACTCGTGAAAAGCTATACGCTATTGAAGCAGTCGAGGTCGATGCAGACCCTCATATGCTTCTCGAGTACCTGAAGAACGAATACACTCAGAAGGAAATTCTGGACTCGCTAGAAGATTATGTAGAGAACTCTGTTGCGTTTGAGAATGCACAGGAGTCTGTTAATCATCTTCACCAAATCGTTCTTGACATTGAAGACAAGGTTGATTTGGAAGACCCACAGGAAAGTATGCAACGTATTGAACTGTTCGAGCCAGAAGAAGATTTAGCCAAGTACATGAAACTCGGACTCAACGAAGAGTACGATTACGAAATACAGTTCTCCCCCCGAGATCTTGTTATGGTTGGTGGTCGCCGAGGTGCTGGTAAATCTGTTATCTGTGCTAACATTGCGAACGCAGTGTATGCCAGTGGTAAGTCGGCTATGTATTTCACTATTGAAATGGATAGCCGGTCTATACTACAAAGATGCTGTTCCATCGCTACCGAAGTTCCCTTTGCTCGTTTACGTACTCAGAACCTGAGTATTACCGAGTGGGAGAAAGTAGCAAACTGGTGGGCAGCTCGTTATGTTGATGGACAAGACCGCTTGAAGGACTATAGAATACATCGTGACTTTAATAAGTTGCACACATCACTCAAGAGCCAGCATGAGCTACTCCCGACTCAGCAGCTTGACGTAGTGTATGATCCTGCACTTACTCTCTCCAAGATCCGTGCCGAGCTTGACAAAAAAGTCAAACCTCTGGGTGTTGGTGTCATTATTGTAGACTATATTAATCAGGTAAAGCGGTCGAGTTTACCCTCTCGCGGAGGTCAATATGACTGGACTGAGCAGATCGAAGTAAGTAAAGCCTTGAAGTCTATGGCTCAAGAGTATGACTGCACAGTATTCTCACCTTATCAAACAGACGCAAGTGGTGAAGCTAGATTCGCTAAAGGTATTCTGGATGCGGCAGATGCTGCATATACTCTAGAGACCTGGGATCATGAGGATGCGTGTATTACGCTGAACTGTGTAAAAATGCGATCAGCCTCCATGAAGTCGTTCACTTCACAAGTAGATTGGGATAGCCT